ATTTTTCCATAAAAAAATAATGATACACCGAGAATCCTATTAGGATTCCAATGCTCATTCCTATAAATAACGTCACGTACTTTATCATACGCATTCTAAGAAGTGAACCCAAAACAGATAGCCCACTGCTGATACCATTATTAATCTATATAATGAAATAAGCATATTATTCCTTTTGCTCTCGATCTCCAAAGATGATCTTATACTTTAGTTTTCCGCCATCATCTCCTTGTGTGTGATCTAAAGGTTCTTCAATTTGGATAATATGCTTTACGCCATCACATCCAACAGAAAAAAGTAGGAGTAAGGTGATAATTAAAGAAGATACTAGATATTTCATCCATCTAGTCTCCTTGTTTCTTTTTTTTCTTGCGCTTCTTCTTGCCCTTAGAATCTTTAAAGTTTGATACCTCATCTTCTATCATCTCCACTTTAGTTTTAATTAAAACCATATCTTGTGAAAGAGAGAATGTACGTTGCAGTGTCCATCCTCCGAGCGCTAATAAAATAGCGAGTAAGGCCGTGATTAATTTTTCGTTCATCCTAGTTACAATTGTTTTTATCTAAATCAATTGGCTTGTCACCATTATAAAACCATACATAAGATGAGAGTTTCGTTCCATCTTGTGTATAGGTACATTTTTTGCCTACCGAGCAGGCGCTTAATGCAAACAGTAATGCAAGCATTAAAAATAATTTATTCATCTTCTAATCTCCTTTGTAGTTTCATACCTTCTTGTAAAAGCTCTGAAACACTTTGCTCCTTTGGTGCAGGTCCAACTTGAGCATGATGTTCATACGTTAGTTGTTCTGCGTTTTCTTGGTCGTCTACGAGACAACATGTACCTGATTTTTCTTTTTCTTTGGTATGCATATTGCAAGTTTGTTTTTCTTCTATTGACATACTTCACACTCTTCTAGCTCATGTTCACAAACACTACAACTGCACAGCCCATACATATCGCCATGTTCTTTTAGGGAACAGTGACAATTACAGTTACAATGTTTACACTTTGTTGCTTCCATTTTTAGTTTCTTCAATTCCGTAAAAAAATTTGTCTGTGTCTTCCGTTCTCCAGTTGGTAGTATTTTCAACAGTCCAATCACTGGTTTGTACCTTATAGTCTGGGATTTCATCCTTTACTGTAAAAGATGGAATACTCCATATTAATCTATTATTTGGTTGTGCTGCATAATTACCATTCTCTAGAGCAAGAATGTGGGCGCACTTATGTTCGTGCGGAATTTCGGAATGATCCGTATCAACTATATTACTTTCAGGATGGGCAAAGTCAACCGTAAACAAATAGGTTCCATAATACCATTCCTTATCTTTTCCTATATATTTACCTGATTGTCCTAAAAGGATATCATAAGTGACAATACTAGGATAGTAACTAAAGCAATTCCAAAGCTCCAACTCGTCAAGTCGCATCCTAGGAACTTTTTGTACATCAAAGCTTCTTTGTATGAATGCAGAGATTGGCAAGCGGTAGAAAATAGCACCATTTTCCATAACTGCGTGAAAGAGTATAGCACGCCCTGAAATCGATGCCATGCCAAAGATAACACAGTCTTCCACTTCTCCATGGTGTTCCTTAAGATCATAGAGATATTCTCTCCTGACCTGTGCGTAGGTCGCAGGAATGTTTGCGTTTAAGTATGCCATCCAACATAAAGTCCTATTGTGCTTTAATTATTAAAGTGCTGCTATGATTAATATAACAACAACGACGCCGGCTCCAATCACAGCTTTTCTGTGATCTTTCCATAGGTGTTTTATTGTTTCCATATTTCCTCCTAATGTATATCGCCCCAATTATTACCAGATTCATAGTCTACCTTATTCGGGACTTCTAGATCAACCGTGGCTTCCATTATTTGTACTATCTGTTTAGCTTCTTTATCATCTTTTACGGAAATATCCAACTCATCATGTACCTGAATATGAGGGATAATTCCTTCATTATAAAGATCTAACATAGCTTTTTTAGTCATATCGGCCGCTGATCCTTGTATTAATTTATTGAGTGCTTTGTATGTATAAGCTCTTCTAATTCCAGGTCCGTGTTCGGCGAGGGCTTGTTCGTGAGGAAGAGCTTTATGAATCCCAAAGCTTGCAGGTTCCCATAAAGGAAACCGACATGAGCGCCCAAGTAAGGTTCTAATTTTTCCTGACTCTTGCGCACGATTCATAACCGAATCCATGAGTTGTTTAACAAAGGGAACTCTTCCATGATATTTTTTAAATAAAGAATCCGCTCTGTCTTTAGACACACCTAGTTCTGCCTGAAGCTTATTTTTTCCCATGCCATAAAATAATCCTAGATTAATTGTCTTGGCTTGTTTTCTAGGTATCTCCGCCATATCAGCTACAATCTTATGAAAGTCTGCATTGCCTTCTTTGTATGAGTCTAAAACTTCATTCACGCCATACATTTGTTGAAGGGCAGCGTAGTGAACAACGAGTCTTGGTTCTTGTTGATTGTAATCAAAGCAACCCCATTTACAATCTTTATCCGGTAGAAACAAAGAACGAATCATAGGACCCAATTCTTTATTTCGTGCAGGAATTTGCTGGAGGTTTGGATGAGCGTAAGAAAATCTTCCAGTGACTGTGCCACCATTATCAGATCTTAACTGATTAATTTCAGAATAAATTCTTCCCTTATGTGCATGTTTTAAAATAGTATCTATAAATGTAGTGTGTGCTTTATTAATTTCTCTAGCCTGGGCAATCAATTTAACGATAGGGTGAGGGTGATTTGCTAAAAAATTCTTAGTAAATGAAGGGGCATTCGTCTTTTCTGTTCGATCATAATGTATCTTCAATTTATCAAAAACTTGTGCTATACTTCTGGCCGCCCAAATTTGTACATTTACATCTGTTGCTTTATTGACTTTTTCTAAAAGCTTATTCTCTTTATCAACTAATTCTTTTTTATATTTGTGAGCTAACTCTTCATCAACTCGAACTCCTTTATGTCGCATGGCGACAAGACAAGGGAATAAATCTGTTTCTAGTTTGAAGATGGCTTCTAAGTCTTGATTCATTATTTCTTGTTTTAAATAATTCCATAACTCTAATGTTATCTCGGCATCTTTTTCTGCGTAAGATCCTACATACATTGCTGGAAGCTTATACATTTCAGCTTTAGGGTCGACTCCCCATTCTTTGGCTGTTGCATAAAGAACGTTTTCATCTTTTCCTTTACCAATATATTCTCTTGTGCAAGAATTAAGATCATATCTTCGTCTGTTTTCATCTACGAGAGCTGTGGCAATCATCGTATCAACTACTCTGCCATTAATCTCTGGAATGCCTAATGTTATAATCCAGGACATGTCGTACATTGCATTGTGAAAAATTTTAGTGGCGTTCGTTCTCATGACGTCTCTGAACCAGGACAACACTCTATCTCGATCCATGTTCCCACCGCCTTCATGAGCGATCGGGTAATAACCGGACCAACCTTCAACAGCGACAGCAATCCCTGTCACATGTCCATTGCCAGTAACAGAACCAGACCCCATTTTAATAAGGTCAGGATCTTTAGTTTCTAAATCAATAGCTATTTCTTTATATTTGGATAGGTCTGGAAATTCTTCAGGAGGAATCCATTCAGTCTGGGGAGTGAAGAGAGGCATCTGTAACATTATTTTTGAGTTGCTTTCCACTTGCGATAGCCTTCAATCCAAGTTTCTTGTGGTTCTTCCTCTTTGGAATAATCACGTTCAATAATCATTTCACAATAATGAATAGCTTTTAATAAATCTTGCTTGCCATCTTTAAATGGATGACGACAAATATATTTAATGACATTTCCCTCAGCAAACAGCATATTATTTTTGTGAACGAATTCACTTGGTTGAATCTTCATTTTTTTATAATGAGCTCCTCCAATTTGCTTTTCCCATATACTCATATCTTATATCCTTTATAATTATCTTTAGGCCTTACAATATGTAAAGTCTCTTTAGTTCTTGTTGCTCCTACATAAAATAATCTTTCTTCATCATCAGGGTTTTTATCATATCCCTTCTGGGTGTTTTCTGTAAGATCCGTTAATAAAACGACATTATCACATTCTCCTCCTTTTGCACCATGAATAGTGGATAAATTTATTCTAGGATCTTGATTTAATTTTTCTCCGTTAGCACGCATCGATCGAATATATTCAACGCGACGATAACCTGCGCTATCTAAAGCCTCATACCAAACTTTATCTGTTCTTAATCCATAATCTCTTTTTAATTGATCAATCCCATAGAATGCTTCTTTAGCCATTCCTTGAATAGCATTCTTATCTAAATTTGTAGGACTCATATATCCAAAGATATGAAATAATTTTTTATGTTCCAACAAGGATCCTTTACGCAAATTTTCCCAGTCACTTACAGCTTGATATAAATCTGCCTCATAATTTCTTTTCTTTCGACTTTTAAAATACATTCCATCAGAATATAAAACATCTTCGATCGGATTTAATTGATGGTTGGTACGTGTAAGAACTAACCATTTTCCTTCTTTTAAATTAATTTGATCAAAACTATCATACCATTTTATTTGACCTTCACGTTGAGAAGGTAACCAATTCTTATTGATTCTTTTTGAAATTCTGTTTACAATATTGGCCGCTAATTTATGAATTTGAGCAGGCACTCTAAATGATTGAATTAGTTGATTAATTTTTCCATCGAGC